AGAAAGCAGGAGACTGGTTGCAGAACTAGATGATGATGGCGCCGAATGCGCCGAATGCGCCGAGCCAACCAGGGAACAGTACTTAAAACATAAGATTAAAAAGCCAGTTAAAAAGAAATAATGGATATAGTATACAAAGCCTCTAAGACCTTAAGAAAGTTCCACAAAGATAATAACTTTGTGCGGTCTATTATTGGCCCCATTGGAAGTGGAAAGTCTGTAGGGTGTATTGTAGAATTGTTACTTAGAGCCCATGCTCAAAAACCTAATGCCGATGGTGTTAGGCAGACACGCTGGGTGATTATAAGAAACACATACCGCGAGTTATTTGATACTACGCTAGTAACGTTCCACGAATGGATTCCCGCTGAAAGTGGGGAGTTTTCAATGAAGAATATGAAGTTTACTCTTGAGTATAAACTTCATGATGGTACTACATTACATACTGAATTTTTGTTCAGAGCTTTAGATCGCCCCAATGATGTTAAAAAGTTATTGTCTTTAGAAGTAACTGGTGGGTTCATTAATGAATGTCGAGAGATACCAAGAGCTGTAGCTGATATGCTCCAAGGTCGTTGTGGTCGATACCCCAAAACAGTATTAGACCCAGAGACTGATGAAGTCATATCAGAACCCACTTGGTTTGGTATTATAATGGATACTAACCCACCAGACTCAGATAGTTGGTACTATAAACTATTTGAAGTTATGATGCCAAAGAACCACAGCATTTATCATCAACCTAGTGGCTTAAGTGAAGAGGCTGAGAATATTAAGTATTTGCCGAAAGGTTACTATACTAATATGATGCAGGGTAAAGACAAAGAATGGATTGATGTCTATGTTCATGGAGTCTATGGGTTTACATCAGATGGCAAACCAGTATTTCCAGAGTATAAAGACCATGCTCATTCAACTCATGAACATTATGAGCCCGATCCTAAACGTACTTTATATTTAGGTATTGACTTTGGTCTGACCCCAGCTTGTGTATTTGGACAGATTACAACAAGTGGTAAAATTGTTTTATTTGATGAGTTATGCACCTTTGATATGGGTGCAGTATCTTTTGGTAAATTGCTAAAAGAGAAACTTAATTCAAAGTATATAAACTTTAAGGATATAGAAGTTTTTGCTGATCCCGCTGGAGAGCAAAGAGCCCAAACAGATGAGTTAACCCCGTTCTTAATTTTGCAGAACCTTGGTATTAATGCAATTCCTGCATATACCAATGACTTTACAATACGTAGAGAAGTAATTGCAGAATACATGACCAGGTTAGACTTTAGTGGTGAGCCGGCTGTACAAGTTACTCCAGGTGCACCTACCTTACGTAAGGGTTTCGCAGGTGGGTATAAGTATAAAAAGATGCAAGTCTCTGGGCAAGAACGTTACCAAGAAAAGCCTGATAAAGGTAAATATTCCCATGTCTGTGATGCTTGTCAATATTTATTTTTAGGTGCAGTTGGTGGTAATAGAGTTATTGGTGGATATGATAATTGTATAGCTATTGATTACTCAAAACAACAAGCGAGCTATAGATAATGGCCGATTCCTTAAAAGACAGATTAAAGGCACTTGACGAACGCATTCAATATAAAATGCGTAATATGAACAGGTTGGATAAGCTTTATAAAGAGCTTGATAAACTACAAGTTAAAATGGGTAGTTTAAACGCTCAAATGGATGCTGTCAATACTGAAATAAAAATAATTTTAAATAGTATGAAAGATATAGAAAATGAAATCAATGCTACCATGCTAAGCGTATCTACCCACCCGGACTTTGTTTAATGGCTAAATTATCACACGATGACATTCTTGATATTGTAAATGCTGAACTAGAGAGTGCACCGGTAAATAATAATCTGGAGACACCTCTAGCATACTATCTTGGTGAACCGAATGGTACTGAGGTAGAAGGCAAATCAACATTAATGTCACTTGATGTGGCAGATTCTGTTGAGTGGATAATGCCACAGATAATGAAGTCATTTACACAAACGAATGAGATCGTTATCTTTGATCCTACCGGACCAGAAGATGAGAAGCAAGCTGAATTAGAGTCAGAATATGTATATAGTATTCTGATGAAAAAGAATCCTGGTTTTATACTAGTACATCAGTTTGTTAAAGATGCTCTTCTTCAACGTAATGGTCTATTAAAAATATATTATGAATCTAATGATGAAGTAACAAAAGAAGAGTATACTGGCTTAACAGAACAGCAATTACAGATGCTAATATCTGATAAAACTGTTGAACTATTATCAATGGAACAAATAATTGACATTGATCCTACATTTGGTCAACAAATATTATTCAATGTTAAGATTCAGATAACAGTTAAGAAGCCAAAAATTTGTGTCCAACCTGTACCACCAGAAGAATTTCGTGTAAACTCTAGTCATAACTCAATTGACTTGACTAATGCTAGATTTACTGCACATGTAACAAATAAAACAGTCTCAGAATTACGCGAAATGGGCGTATCTGATAGTATCATAGACGAGTTGAATACTGGTTTTATTAACCAGTCGGATTATCGTTTCCAATTACAAGGTGAAAATTCAACTTTAAATGAAGGCTGGACCAAAGCTAATGACGCGATGCGATTGGTACAAGTTGCTGAGTGCTATCTATATATTGATATTGATGGCGACGGCATTGCTGAGTACGTCAAAGTTACCTGTGCTGGCAATGATACATTTAATACGTTTATTTCGATGGAGGAAATAACAGATAGCCCATGGATTAGTGCAACTGCTATTTTAATGTCTCATAAATTTCAAGGTTTATCAATATTTGATAGACTTAAAGAGATTCAAGATAACAAAACAGCATTAATACGTAATATTCAGGATAACATTTATCTTCAAAATAACCAACGTATGGGTGTACTGACAGGTCAAGTCAATATGGATGACTTGTTGGTATCTCGTCCTGGTGGTGTTGTTAGAATGACAAGATCGGATGCCTTATTTCCAATTGTTACACCTAAGATTGGACCAGAGTCATTTGAGTTTATGCGTTATTTAGATGAAGTTAGAGCAGGACGTTCTGGTGTATCAGCAGAAGGTACAGCAACACCACAAAATATTGGTGATCGTGTAGGTTCACAAGGCGTTGAACGTCTTATGAATGCTAAAGAAGAATTAGTAGGTTTAATAGTACGTGTATTTGCAGAAACTGGCATTAAGCCACTTTGTTTAAAAATTAGAGATTTGGCAAAAAGGCATGTCGATACCATTGAGAATTTCAAATTTAGAGGTGAATGGGTACAAGTAAATCCTGCTCAGTGGTCTGAGCGTTCTGAATCGACTGTTCGTGTTGGTACTGGCTCTGGAGATACTACAGCCAAATTGGCAGCTATCAACCAGATTATTTCAATGCAAGTACAAGCATTACAAATGCCAGGACAGGCAATTGTTGACTCGACTAAGGTATATTCGGCGTTAAATGATTTTTGTAAGTTCTCTGGTTTGAATGGTGCCGATAAATATTTTATCGATCCAACAAGTCAGACTGGGCAACAGAAGCAACAGCAGTCTGACCAGCAACAACAAGCTGAAAAGCAGAAAATGGATCAACAGTCTGTGGCAATGATGCAGATGCAAATTAAGCTTGCAGACGCGGAAATGCTGAAAGCACAGGCAGCCCAAGAAAACGTGATGTTAAAAGGACAAGTTGAGCAGGCTAAACATCAACGTGAAATGGAAAAACAAACCTACGAATCACAATTAGCACAATTAGAAGCCAAAATTAAAATTGTTCAACAAGTTGCTGATGGTCAAGAAAGAGACGAAAAGCTTGAATTTGACTATCAAAAATTGGCTTCTGATATAGCTTTAAAGATTACTGAGCTTGAAATGCAATCCAAGCAACAGCAAGAGGAAAACTATCGGCAAAACAAAGAGGCCACCGAATGAAAAACTTTATATTAGCATCAATCCTGATAATACCAACATCTGTATTAGCAACACCATATGTACAATCTGATCCAACAACACAGATTGTAACACACTGTGGTATATTGTTAGATAATGGTACAAAAGTTGATGTACCAGTTGTTACTGTTAATGCAACCAGTGCTATATGTAAATATGATATTGGTGGAGTAGCAGTTGGACCACATACTATTAAGGCTACGTTCGTAAATATTGATCCAGTATGGGGGAGGTCAGAAAGTGTTTACAGCGTCCCTTTAGATTTCGTAAGACCAGGCAACGCCATTACGAATCCACCCGCTGGACTAGGTATCATTAAATGAACGAAGAAACAAAAGATAAACTTCTTAGGGAGTCAAAAGAAGGAGAGAAGGCAAATATGGCATGGATGCACTATATGAAAAAGTACACAGAAGACAAGCAAAAAGAACTATATAATGAGTTTTTGGATTCTGATCTCGGTACTTGCCATATTATAAAATTTAAACAACAAGCTTTGGACCAGATCGTTTCTGGTATCCTTATGGCTATTGAAACTGGCAAACTTGCCGATAAACAATTAGAGGAAAGATAAAATGGCTTTAGAAACAACTAACTCCACCCCTGCGGCGAGCGTTGATAAAATAACCCAAATGGCCCAAATTTTGATGGGCGAAGAAGAAGCACCTGAAAAATCTGAAACCAAACCTGTAACCAAGAAGCACGATGACGAGGAGGGCTCCACCCAATCTAAGGAATCTAATGTGGAAGGTGAAGAAGAGGAAGAAGATGAAAACCAATCTGACGAAGGAGAAGATGATGGCGAAGAAAACGAAGAAGAAGATGCCGATGAAGAAACCAACGAAGAAGTGTCTTGGGGCAAGGTTCTTGGTATAGATGAATCAAAAGTAGCTTTATCTGAAGAAGGTGAACTACTTGGCATTAATGTAAAAATTGATGGTAAAGTCGATACAGTTCCAATGAGTGAATTGATCGCTGGATATCAAACCAGCAAGAGCATCACAAATAAGGCCCAAACTCTGGCAGCAGAACGTAAGCAATTTGATGAAGCTCGGCAGTATGTGGCAACAGATTACCAGAAGAAACTGGATGACGCTCAAAAATTAACAAACCATCTTGAATCAAGTTTGTTGAGAGAGTTTCAAGGTATAAATTGGGAACAGTTGCGATACTCAGATCCAGCGGAATATGCTGCAATGGTACAAGATTTTCAGCTTAGACAAGGTGAAATTGAACGTATTAAAACAGCCATTAATTCTGAACAAACCGCTGAACAGGCCAAACGTCAGGCTGAACAACAAAATCAGATGACAGAATACCTGCAAGCTCAAGTGGAAAAAGTTATCGAGAAAAACCCTTCATGGGCAAAACCAGAAGTATTTAAGAAAACCTTGAGTGAATTTGAAACATTCATTGAAGAAGCATATGGATTCTCAAAGGGTGATTTTGCGAATATCCAAGATGCTCGAATCTTTGAAGTGTTAAAAGATGCTAAAGCCTATAGAGATGGCAAGCAGGTAGCGGAAAAGAAAGTTACCAAAGCAACTCCAAAATTTCAAAAATCATCTGGTAAGCCTGTAAAGAAAAAATCGAAGCTTGAAATTTTAACACAACAGGCCAAAACTGCCAAAAACAGTTCGGCTAAACGCGATTTGCAAACTTCAGCAATCGCAGAACTTTTATTAAATGGTGGATAAACTATGAGTACCGCAAACTTAGACTCAGCTGACTTAAAAGCTGCCCTTAAAGGTGGGTTAATCCGTGAAGATGTTATGAACAAAATTTGGGATATTTCTAAAATCCCATTACCTTTCACTGATATGATTGGAAGTGAAACCCATGATAACTCCTACACTGAATGGACTCTTGATGCCCTTGCTGCTGTTGATCTTACAAATGCTGTGGTGGATGGGTCTGATGCTTCTGGCAATGATACTGCTATTGGCACTCGCGTTGGCAATCGCTCCCAGATTTCTGATAAGGTTGTACGGGTATCTTTCAGAGCAGATGCATCAAATGTTATTGGGCGCGCTAAAGAATTGGCATATCAGCTATCCAGACGCCAACAAGAGCTTAGACGCGACGTTGAAGCAATTGCCCTTAGCAACCAGGCTTCTGTTGCTGACAATGGTGACGCAGTTGCTGGTAAAGTAGGCGGTCTTCCTTCTTGGATCGTTAATTGCCATATCAACGGTACTGCTGGTGGTTTTAGCACATCAACTGGTCTAACTGTTGCACGTACTTCAGTGGCCAAGTCTGCATTGACTGAAACCAAGTTGAAAACAGCGATTGAAACAATATATACCGCTGGTGGCGATCCTTCAATTTTGATGACTCGTCCAGCTGTAATCAGTCGTATTTCTGAGTATCTATTCTCTTCATCTGCTCGTATTGCTACGATCACAAATGAATTGGAAAATGGTGCTGCTGCTGCGACAGCTGTTGGTGCTGTCAATGTATATGTTTCTGACTTTGGCACATTGAAATTCGTTCCTAATCGTCTCCAACAGTTACATGACACTGATCGTAACGATGTTTTCCTTTTGGATCCTGCATATTTGGCATTGTCATATATGGGTGGCTATAGAACCGAAACGTTGGCAAAAACTGGTCTGGCTGAAAACCGTCAAATGTCTGTTGACTGGACTTTGAAAGTTTTCAATGAAAAAGCGTTGGGCATCATCGGTGACATCGATGGCGCTGCTGCGATGACATATTAAACCAGGCGATTTTGGCTTCGAGTCGTTGAGTTTGCTGCCCAGTCCTACCCCTTCTGGGCAGTTTTTAATTTTGGAGAGTAGCATGGCAATAACAAAGAAAGAACCAGCAGCAAAAGAACCAGAAATTTCCGAAGAGGTTGTTCAAGAGGATGTTCAAGAGGTTGTTCAAGAGGTTATTCAAGAAGTTGTGGTACCTGCAACAGATAAGGTTTTGGTACTGAATTCATCTAGCAAAAAAGTATGTCTTACAAGTAGTATTCTTGAGCCTGGTGATGAAGGTATTGCGACAAGAGCGGAATTTGGTACTCTCTGGCAGTTTTTAGAATTAGCTGAGAAATAAAATGTACAGCAAAAATTTGTTGGCTTTTCTTGATATGGTAGGTAAAAGTGAAGGTACTACGAATAGTCCTATTACTCTTAATAGTGGTTACGATATTATTGTTACTGGTATTGATGGTAAACCTGAACGATTTACAAACTACTCAGCACATCCATTTGATCATGGAAGAAAAGCGAAACAAATTAATAGTCACGGACTGTATTCCACAGCATCAGGAAAATATCAAATCTTATACAAGTTCTGGCCATACTACAAAAGGATATTAAAACTTAAAGATTTTGGTCCAGAATCGCAAGATAAAGTCGCAGTACAATTAATAAAAGAATGTGGTGCTATTGGTGATGTTGAGGAAGGTAGACTAGAAAAAGCCATAACTAAATGCTCCAGGATTTGGGCAAGTTTACCAGGAAATGAATATGGTCAACGAACCCATAAATTTGAAACATTATTGTCATATTATTTAGATTCGGATGGTACATACAATGGATGAAATTTTTAAATCAGAATTTGATACTCATTGTACTGAGATAGCCCATAAGCTTACTCAGCCAACTGAAGACATTATTCTGGCTCGTAATGCAAGATTAAGACAAAATCCTGGAGTTATCCGCGATCTTGGAAAGGATGGTGAAGGTGGCACTTGGGGTCGTCAAGTAGCATC